TAGTGTATCTATGGTGGACCTGCGTGGTACTGCCCCACGGTCCAGAATGTGTCCACGTCACTTCAACGTTTACAAGTTATATATTAAATCATTTTTTTGATATTGTAAACCCCTTACAAACAAATATAAAAAGGTGTATCATAAATGTAACACTTCGGTACCATCTTCACACCTTTCGATCCTATTTCGACCCCATCATAAACACACTGGGATTGTATTGTTCCACAGACGGTCTTGATACAAACATCGTCCAGTGTATCTATGGTGGAGTCGCTGGGTACCGCCCCCAGGTCCAGAATTTGACCCCATCAAAGATACACTTCCGAACGGCGTATAGCCTATCCCCGTGTAACTGAATACCCTAAAAAGTGTATCCATGATGGAGCCACGTCACTTCAACGTTTACAAGTTATATATTAAATCATTTTTTTGATATTGTAAACCCCTTACAAACAAATAAAAAAGGTGTATCATAAATGTAACACTATAGATGCTCTCCTCTTGAGTGCATCTCAATCAAATCTTGAATAAAGAACTTCATTTTATTTAGATCGTAGAGGACATCGGTACCATCTTTTTCTCCAAGACGATAACACGCCTTGAAAATATCTCCACGGCTTTTACTCATCCCTTTATAAGAAATGAGATGCCTGAGTTCTTCGGCATGTTCAGGAATTTTATAATATGAAGTTGACAGTCCATCAGACGCAACTTTTTTTCTATCTTTCATTAACTTAGATCCTTGTTCCAGTAGAAGATGTGCCTACCAATTTTTACAACTTTACGGTCCATTTTCTTTGCCCATGATGGATTTACATAATCGGCATGATAAAATGTAGAACCTTCAGTGATGTCACTTATCTTGCCAGTATAAACATCTTTGGCAAGTTTGTAAATATCATCATACTGTTTTCCAGCCACTGGAGTGTCACTCTTACCATCATGAGTCCAAGAAAACTGTTTGTTTGCCCAAACCACTTCACATACAGTATTTGGGAAATGCGGTGAATTAACTCTATTCATAGTTACATTTGCTACTGCAATCTGACCAGCAAGAGGTTCAATAAGAGACTCAAAGTAAATATTGTCTGCAAGACATTTTAGCTCTTTAACATCGGTTGGTATATTTGCAACAATGTGATGACTTTTGACTTCGGCTACAGGAGTAGGTTGTGCTGCAGTCAAAGTATTCCAGACAAACACACCAATGGCCACATTAGCGGCCATTGCTGAAGTATAATAAAGCCATTTAAATTTCATTTTAAACTTCCTCGTTTTCAGACATTTCTGCATCTTGGATATCTTTTAGAATATTATACCTCATCTCCATTTACTTTACGGCAACGTACCAAACATTTAGCCAAATCATCTATAAGAGAATCAAGGGTCATTATCTGATCATAATGATCGAAGTCACCTTTGTCGAGTGCATCAAACAAATATGCATTTTTTACAAGTGACTTAAGGTCATATTCCATACGGCTTAGAACCTCTGATTTCATTTGGCGGTTTGTTATTTGTTCCATCTTGTACATCTCTTGATTTGATAATTTAATATACCATATGCAGATACAGATGTAAACACCTAATTAACACTTTTTAAAACTTTTTTCGAAAAAACATATAAGTGTAACATTTATGATACACTAATAATCCTCGTTTGAGATATCCTCAATAATCTGATCTCTCATCTGGACTGCTTTAGGGTTAATAGGGTCGTGTAATCCTTTACCGTTAACCACTTTAAATGCAAGAGTAACTCTTTCACATTCTGTATACATTGCATGCCAGCAGTGATGATCTCGTTCAGAGATATGACCAAAATAATAGTGTCGGCAATTCCAACCTGGCTTATCTTGTACGGTAACCACTTCTTTAGTTTCTGGATCACGATACTTAAACCAGCTTTCACCTGTTTCAGACCACGAAAACAAAATCTGGTAGGCATTTGCATTCCAGTTAGTATGCCAACCTACGTGACCTTTTGGTGGATAATAATTAAAAAGTGCATTAGAATGTGCGCCAATAAATGCAGGTAATTCTTTTTTCATTTCCCACATGATCTGATTCCATTTATCTGGATCTTCTTCAGCCATTTTACTAATAGGCTGTGAGAAATGTTCTTCTGGGTACCCGCTATGTTTGTCTCCCATTTTTAATTTTTCTTTGATATACTCATCAGATGTATAATGCAAACCATTTGTTTTTGCATCACCTGGCTGAGATACATGATATTTAGGATTATTTCTACCTTCAATAGCAAAAAATTTATCAAGACCACTATTTAATTCTGCTAGTAATTCTTGGTTTTTAATTATTACTTCACTCATTTTTCACCAACTTCTTAATTCCTAGTGCCCAGTTTTCTGCAGCATCTTCACACCAACGTAATGATTTATTAATGTGTTCTGTATCTTCACGATGATAACACTTACCTTTACTATCATAGTATTTAATGTAAAAGTGTTCTTCTTTGGAGTTTATCTTGACTTCACAATAATGACCTTCTTCCATATCACTCCAGTAAGTTGATATCACTCTGGTATTATTCATTCACAAACTCCTTAATCATGGGAAATACCTTTGCCACTTCCCAAGCACATTCTCTTGCCAAATTAATATGTTCTTTCTGCGTTCCGTTTGCTGTTCTTAGTTCTATATAGTGTACCCAAGACCGCAGAGTTCCGTTTGCAATAACAACAGACTTGGTATTACCCTCTGGTAATACCGAACGTGCTTGTTCTTTTGCAATACCATTTTCAATAGCCCACTTATATGCCAACTTGGCTTCAAAAATAATCTGAGACTGTTTTATAGCCCAAGCCTTCTGAAGTTCTTCATTATCTGTGGCAATAGAGTTCTGACGGTTCTTGGTATCTTGTAAACGTGCTTCACGAATTACAAAGGTATCATCCATGTCTCTCGGATCTGCGTATCGCTGAGAAAACTCTTGAAAAGAGAACGAACGGTGACGTAGAAACTGTCTTGCAATATCACGTGTCGTAGTGACCTCAATAGTAGCAGACGCCATTTCAAGAGGAGACCAGTGTTTGTGTTTTACCAAATATCGGATAAGCTTCTCACCTGTCTCCTTATTCATCTGATTTGATGGATTGGATACCCTTGCACAATATGCGATCAAGTCTTGTGCAGTTTCTAATTCAGATAGTTCAAGACCAACTGGCTGAGTGAAACCGATTAGTTTTGCTGAAGTCACATTAGCCTCCTAAATCCATCAAAGGGTTACGTTTACGTACACCTTGTATATATTTCTGGTACTCTTTACCGCTAACTTTATAGGTAATAAACTTACGATTTGTTTCCTGTTTGTTAGGATTTTCAAGAGTAATTTTTACATCTGCGCCTTTTTCAAGGGCGCGCAATTTACGCAACATTTTATCAACATTAGTGACACCGAAGCCGCGAGTGCGCATCGAGCTAAGACGTTCACCTTTTGAGACTTTACCTTTACGGCCATTTTTAACACGAGTCATAATATTCTCCTATAATTTAAAATCTTTAAATCTTTCATTTGTGTCTGTGCTATCAAATACTGGAGCATCTTGTACTAAGTTCTGTTCGCTGTCTTGCACATCATACAACCGCATTTTTGCTCGATCAATACCAATTAAGAATCTTTTGTTTTTGTTTGGGTCGTTATATCGGTTCTTGAGTTGCTTGACCATAATCTGACCTTGTTGATCAAGTTCTTCTGTAGAGACCAAGGCAACCATGAGGTCGGCAGTAGCGGGTAGTCCAAAAGACTCGGACGTGTCCTCAAGCCCAGGATCCGACGAACCATAACCAGTACGTGTCGTTTGCGTTGCAGAGACAATCGGTAATTTAAATTCAACGGCAAGCCCTCTCAATTCTTCTGCTATGGATTTAATGTATGTATAAGAGTTTATAGACGCACCCATTTTAATCCTAGAAGATGCGCAGATATTGAGATAATCAATAAACACAATATCAGGTTCAAATCCTTTCTTGAGTTTTAATTCATTAAGTAGAGCACGAAAATGGTTAGCATTAGCGGCAGATGTTGGGTATTCTTTAACAACCATTCTACCATTAGTTTTCTTTTTTAATCCAGCAACTTTTTCTGTGAACATTTGCAATGATAGTTTATCAAGCATGTCAATAGGAATATCAAGCAAGTTAGCATCAATTCGTTCTGCAATTCTTTCTTCTGACATCTCCATAGAAATATAGAGAACATTTTTACCAAGGTTCAAGGCACTTGCTGCCATATGACACATAGCAAGTGATTTACCAACGCCAGTACCAGCAAGAATAATGTTCAGGCTTTTAAGAGACAAACCACCTTTGGTGATTTCATTTAATAATTCAATATCAAATGGAATTTTTTCCTCTTCTGTGTGGTAAAAGTCATATCGTTCACTTACTTGTTCTAAGTAATCGTGACCGACATTGGTATCAAATGTAACACCAAGAGCTTTGGTGAGAATATCTGGTAGTGCATTTTTTGTAAGAGATTTATGTTTACCATCGATGATAGAAATTGATTCCATAATAGCATTAAATACTGCTCGGTCTTGGCACCATTTTTCTGTATTATTGAGAAGCCATGTTTCATCAATTGATTCTTCTTTAAAAATTTCAGGCAGAATTTCTACTGCGTGTCTGTACTGCTCATCTGAAAATGTTGTGGCATTATCAAGTTCAATTTTAAATGTTTCTGCTGTAGGTAGTTTATTATACTTAGCTACAAATGCCACAACTTGCTTGAACAAGTTCTGGTAAACACCTTCAAAATATGCAGGTTGAATAAACGGTAATACCTTACGCATGTACTCCTCATTAGTAAGGAGATTGCGGATAATTGTTTGTTCTATATTTGCATTAATCATTAGGATCTTTCATGTAATAATAGTTATCATCCATTCGAGTGCCTTCTGTGTAACCCAAGATACCTTCGGCTCTCATCTTTGCTCTGATCTTGGTAGCAGAAATTTTGTGAATATCTTCACCTAGATCATGCTCAGTAAATGTATATCCAACACCACGTCCATATGAAATATCTACGATGTTTGGTACTGCCATTAT